GGAAGAGGTTGTCGAAGTAATAGGTTTTTCTGCTAAATATCTTCCTCGCAAATATAGCACGGCACTCGATCCTATCTTCGGAGAAGATCCGTCGAGCCACTTTGATACGGTATGGACATTACCAATTCTTATTGATGAATATCAAGAATACGGAGATGTAGGAGATTTCTATTCTAAATTCGGTGTAAGTGTAACCGATGAAATGAAAGTCACCTTCACTAAGAAAGCATTTGCTGAACAAACAGTAGCCACAGATGATGATACCCCAATTGCTGGTGATTTGTTATATTTCACGGATGCGGAAGCGTTATTTGAAGTGACCTTTGTTGGGAATGATAGCACATTTTATCCAGCTCCAGAAGGACCAGCTCACGTTTGGACATTAACGCTTAAACCTTGGGAATACGGTGGTGAAGAAATTGATGTGGCTGATTCGGAAATAACCGCAGTAGAGACAGAAATACAGGCGGCAGTAGATGCTGAATTAGATACTCCTGATTGGGATACTATGGATGATGATATTCTTGATCTGTCAGAAATGAATCCATTTGGGAGCACATAATTATGTTTGGAACAACTTTTTATCACGGAACAACTAAAAAATTAATAATAGCGTTTGGCTCCGTGTTTAACAATATTCACATTCAACGGACGGAGTCTGATGGTACACTCATTAAAGACATTCAAGTGCCGTTGGCTTATGAATCTCGAAAGAAATATCTAGCAAAGCTGATTCAAGATGTAAAGAACAAACAAGTTCCACGAATGGGATTTATTATGACGGGATTGACGGCAGACTATTCTCGGTCTGTGAATCAAATGAATGAGTATAAATTCACTTCGGCTACTCCTAATAAGGCGACCATTATGTATACGCCTATTCCATATAACTACTCATTCACTCTTGACATTTATGTGGATTATATGGATGATGGACTTCAAATCATTGAACAAATTTTACCTTATTTTCAGCCAGATTTCAATGTAGTAATCGAAGAGGTTCCTGAATTAGAGATAAAAAGAGATATTCCCATTGAATTGACTGGATTGACTTTGGGTGATGAATTTGAGGGAGATTTTGCAGAGCAACGAATAGTCAATTGGTCTTTAGAGTTTGAAGTAAAGGGATGGCTTTATCCACCAGTACGGGAACAAGATGTTGTCGCTACCGTTACTACGAACTATTCAGTTCCTGATATTGTGGGAGAAGATAATGAGCCTCTTGAGCAGGAATGGTTCCAACTGGGTGATTCTGTATAATGGCTATTGATGTAAATAGATTTGTCTTATTGTTGAAGCAAACGAAAATAGTTCCAGCACCGAAGATTAATGAAGCGAAGACCGTACTTAAAAAGATGGAAAAAGGACAAAAGCTGAATGTTAAACAGTTGGCGATTTTTCAAGATATAGCAACAAAGGCCTCAGTAGATCCAATGACAAATAATCTAGCATTATTGTCTTTGACCAAACAAATTTTGAAAAGGAAGCAAGAGCAAAAATGATAACTTTTGCAAAATATACAGAAATAGTCAATGCTATTGCTAAAAAGTTAAAGACTTCAAAAGATGCCGCGGTCAATGCTCTCATAAAAGCACAAGAAAAAGGAATAAATCCTTTGACGTGGCAGAAAAATTTAACGATATTGAAGACATTTTTACCAATGGTCGCAAATTATGATCCGGAAGTTGATGAACGGGTAATGACGGATAAACAAAAACTCGTTCAAATTCAACATTATTGGGATAATTTGGATCGTATGGCTGATGATGAACGAAAAAAGAGAAGTCTAAAAACAACTCTCGGTATTAAAAATATTAAGTTAGACCGAAGAGGAAATATTATATCATTTGAAGAGTGTGAAGATTATGAAAAAAAAGCGAACCACACAAAAAAGCATTAAAGATAAATTAGATGCAGAATTGAATGTGGCAGAAGATATTATAGGAGAATTTGAAAGCCCTCCTGATGCAGAATTAATAGAGATCGACAAACGAATTGTAAATACGCGCCGGGAACGAGGTCTTGCGCCTCGAACGGCAGTACAGTCAAATCCAGAAGATGGAGACCTCAATAATGATTATCAATATGCTAGAGAGAATCTATATAATCTTATAGAAAGAGGTAATGATGCTCTTGAAGGTATTCTTGAACTTGCGAAAGAGATGGAACATCCTAGAGCATATGAAGTGGCGAGCGGTCTCATTAAAAATGTATCCGAAACTACAATGGAATTGTTGAGGATGCAGAAAGAATTAAAAGCAATGAGAGAAGGAGAGGCCCCGAAGACAAACGTAAATAATCTGTACGTTGGTAGCACCGCTGAACTTCAAGAAATGCTGAAAGGAAAAACATTTAGCGAAAACGACTGATAATATATTATGACCATATCTTCCTACCTAGGCAATCCCCTATTAAAACGCATAAACGTTCCTCAGAACTATACTAAAGAGGAAATAGCAGAGTATGTAAAATGTAGGGATAATCCAATTTATTTCATTAAAGAATATATCTACATTGTTAATGTAGATCAAGGATTAATAAAATTTGAATTGTGGCCGTTTCAAGAAGAACTGGTACAAGGTCTTCGAGATAACAGATTTAGCATAGTCAAATGTCCAAGACAGTCCGGAAAATCTCAGACAAGTCTGGCATTTATGCTACATTATGTATTGTTTCACGACCAAAGGAATGTAGCAATTTTAGCTAATAAGGGAGCGACTGCAAGAGAATTATTGGGTCGTCTTCAAATGGCTTATGAAAAACTTCCTATGTTCTTGCAACAAGGCGTATCGGAATGGAACAAAGGTTCTATTTTTCTAGAGAATGGCTCCCGAATTCTTGCATCCTCTACGGCATCAAGTTCTATTCGAGGTTATGCTTTTAACCTTATTTTTCTTGATGAGTTTGCGTTTATTCAGCAAAATATGGCTGAAGATTTTTTCAGTTCAGTCTATCCTACTATATCATCCGGACAAACCTCCCAAGTTATTATTGTTTCAACTCCAAATGGAATGAATCATTTCTATAAGATGTGGATAAACGCTACAGAAGGTAGGTCACAATATAAAGCATTTGAAATTAACTGGTGGGATGTTCCTGGACGTGATGAAGAATGGAAGAAACAGACAATAGCAAATACGAGTGAGGAACAATTTAGACAAGAGTTTGAAACTGAATTTCTAGGAAGTGCTGGTACACTCGTTAGTCCTGCAAAAATTGCTTCACTTGCTATTAAAACTCCTATATCACGAAGAGAAAATCTAGATATCTACCAAGAAACTTTAGAAAATCACATTTATTTTATAGCGGTAGATGTAGCAGAAGGTCGAGGACAAGATTACTCCACGATGAGTGTAATTGATATTACAGAAATGCCGTGGACGCAAGTAGCCAAATATAGATCAAATACAATATCTCCACTTCTTCTTCCAACTATAGTTCATCAAGTCGCAATGGCATATAATGAAGCTACGGTTTTGATTGAATCGAATGGTCCTGGTGGTGAAGTTTGTAATATACTTCATTACGATTTGGAATATGAACACTCAATTAACGAATCTGGTGTTCAAGCAAAATTGGGTATGAAAATGACCAAGCGAATTAAAGCAATGGGCTGTTCTAATTTTAAAGACCTTGTAGAAAACGATAAACTAATAATTAATGATTTAGAGACAATATCGGAGATATCTCAATTTGTTGAACGTGGTAAGAGTTGGAGAGCAGAAGAAGGCGCACACGATGATCTTGTAATGGGACTTGTATTGTTCTCGTGGTTCTCTTCTCAAGAACTATTTAAGGAATTGAATAATGTAGATTTGAGAAACAAATTATATGATACCAAAATGAAGCAAATGGAAGAAGAACTTACTCCATTCGGATTCATCGAAACCGGTGTAGATGATGATAAATATATTGAAGAAGGTGGAGAAATATGGCAAATTTACAATTAAATAAAACTATAAACAGATATTGGAGAGATTGGGCGGCATTAGTTTACTTGTTTATCTGTCTGATTGATTTTTTTGTTGCTCCTTTGATATGGAACATAGGTATGTCTATGGAGACCGATGAAATAAAAATGAACACAAGTAGATGGGCACCATTAACATTACAGGCAGGAGCAATGTTTCATTTATCATTCGGAGCTATATTAAGTGCAACAGCTTGGAAAAAGAAAGATGAACTGGAAATTCATAGTAATAATAACGGCTCTACTGTTTAATGGTTGTGCAGGACATAACAAAGAAGACACAAAACATATTGATTTAGGTAGTGGAGATAAAAGTAATTTACCAGTCACTTTAACCTCTCTTATTGAACACGCTGAATATTGTAAAGCAATTTATGATGGTGGGGGAGATCAAAAAGATGAAGTTGCATTTGAAGTAAAACAAAATAATGGAATAACAATAATTGTTATTAGAGGCACGGCAAATAAAAGTAATGTAGAATCAGATATTGATGTAAGGTTAGTAAGTGATGCCCGCACGGGCATCTATCTCCATAAAGGATTTAGAGATGCTTCTATAACCATTATGCAAATTCTTGATGAAAGTTATACTATTGAACATACGGTACACGTTACAGGTCACAGTCTAGGAGGTGCCGTTGCTCAAATAATAGGAATGTGGCTTCACAAAAGAGGAAAAAATGTTCAAATTTACTCTTACGGATCACCAAAAGTCTCTTCTCAAGTTATGTCTGGTGGACAGCCCACTCATTGGAGGGTGGTTCGTCTTAGCGATCCTGTGCCTTTTACTCCTCCTTGGCCTTATGCTCATACCGGGCTTTTTATAGACAGTCAGGATTTGGATTGGGGACCAGATAATGATAAGGGATTAATTTCTAAAACAGATGGATTAACCCACGCCATCGCAAAATATGTAGAAACATTGAAAGCGAATTTATAATTCGTTGATGAAAATAAGAAAATTATAAATAGTTACAATGGTTGAAGGAGATAGTCTTTTCCCTCACACCTCATTGGAATTATCGCATAATAATTCAATAACGGTAAAACAATCGGGGTAACCATAATTTGATCATCTATTTTAAATAGGAGAAAAACGATGGGATTTCAATTAAGCCCAGGCGTACAAACGAAAGAAATTGATCTTAGTACGTCTATTCCCGCGGTTGCTACTTCTTTAGGTGGTACAGTCGGTCGTTTTACTTGGGGACCTGCATTTGAGCCTTATCTATGCACCTCAGAAGCCGACCTGCTTGCTGTCTTCGGAAAACCAACCAACGACACATTTCCAGCGTTTCTTTCTTCTGCCTCTTTCTTGAAGTACACCAATAGTCTTCAAGTAGTTCGGGTTGTTGACTCAGGAGCGATGAATGCCGCGCCTTCTGGAAACGTAACTCAAATCACAGGCGAGGAAGATTTTGAAACACAACTGGAATCCGGTACCCTGACAGAGGCATTTTATGCTCGTTATCCTGGTACATACGGAAATGGCATAAGTGTTGAAACACACGATGGCTCCGCTACTTGGGGTGACTGGCAGTATGACGGTGCATTTGATGTACAGCCAGATACAGGCAACAACGAAATGGCAATAGTCGTAGTAGTTGATGGTGAAGTAGTAGAAAGTTATCTTGTGGGTTTAG